GATGTTGCTCCCGTCATTGACCACGTTAAGAAACTAAGAGACAATACACCTAAGCCTGGAAAAGATATGCGACACATCGCTGAAGTACCAATGGTAATTTGGCAAAAAGCATTACGAGAAGGTTGGTCACAAGACCGTGCAAAATGGAAAGAGTGGCTCAACAACCCAGATAATAAAGTATTTAGAACTTGGCAAGGTAAAGTATGACATACGCAGAACTTAAAACAGCAATAGCAAATTATCTAAATAGATCAGATTTAACGTCTGATATAGATACGTTTATTGATAATGTTGAAGCAGAACTTAATAGAAGATTAAGAACCAAAGACATGATTAAACGAGCAACGGCTACTGCTGATTCACAATACTTAACAGTTCCAACAGATTGGATAGAGGCCATCAATGTAGAAATTACATCAAATGATTTTAGTCCTTTATTCCAACAATCTATAGAGTCATTAGATGTCTATAGAAAATCAAATAACAACTCTACAGGTCAACCAGTCTATTTTGCAATGGTGGATGACTCTATAGAATTAGCACCAACTCCTGATGCAGAATATACCCTACAGCTAACTTACTATGCTAAAATATCTGCATTAAGTGATTCCAATACAAGTAACTTTGTATCAGTCTCACACCCAGATGTATATTTGTATGGTGCGTTAAAACACGCTTCAATCTTCTTGATGGAAGATGACAGAATACCAATGTTTACGCAACAGTTTGAGAAAGCATTAGAAGAAATGAGACTTGAACAAGAGAAAGCTGCATTTGGTAAAGGTTCTTTAATGATGAGAAGAAGAACTTACGGAAAAAAACAAAAGAAAAATTATTACTACGGTAATTAAGAAAGGAGAATAGAATGGCTGGATTTTCAGATTATTTAGAGAACAAAGTTGTTGGTCATGTATTTGGTGGATCAGCCTATACAGCTCCATCAACTTTATATGTAGCATTATATACATCAGCACCATCTGATACTGGTGGTGGAACAGAAGTTTCAGGCGGAGCTTATGCAAGACAAACAGCAGCTTTTACTGTTACTAACGATACAGCATCAAACACATCAGCTATAGAATACCCAACAGCTACAGCCGATTATGGTACTGTTGTTGCAGTAGGTATTTTTGATGCTTCATCATCTGGTAACTTACTTGCTTATGGAAACCTAACAACAAGTAAAACTGTTTCTACTGGAGATGTATTTAGATTTAATGCAGGTGCTATAGATATAACTGTAGCGTAATATCATGGCTTCAGTAGGCTATGGTTTTGGTGGATACGGTAAGTCTTACTGGGGAACACCACAATTTGAATTAGCTGAAAGCTCAATCACAGCAACATCAAACCTAACTGCGGTTGGTGTTGTACCTGTAACTGGAGAAGTGTCAATAACAGCTTCTTCTAGTGTTACTGCAGTTGGATTAGTACCCGTACAAGGTGCTTCACAAATCACAGCAACATCAAGTCTTACATCGACTGGTGTTAGAATTAAATTTGGTGCGACAAGCATATCATCAACATCGAGCCTAACAGCCGTAGGTACTCAAATAGATATTGGTGGCGTGCTAATGGCAGCATCATCAAGTCTTAGTGCAATAGGCACACAAATTGATGTTGGTGAATCAAATATCACCGCATCAACAAACGTAACTGCTGTTGGTGTCTTTATAGTATCAGCAGCAAGTCAAATAAATGCTTCAAGTGACTTAGTTGTTACTGGTTCATTGGTCCAGTCTGGAACCTGTAGTATTACACAAAGCAGTAGTTTTTCTGCGATAGGTAGTTTAAAATGGGAAGACCAGACTGTAGCAGATACTATTTATACAGACCAAACACCAGCTACAACAACTTGGACAGATCAGTCCGCAACAAATACTGATTGGACTGACATTGCAGCATAAACAGGAATTAAATTATGGCAGACACATATACAACGAATTTAAACTTAACTAAACCAGAGGTAGGAGCATCTACTGATACCTGGGGAACAAAGCTAAACGCTGACCTAGATACTCTTGATGCGATCTTTGCATCTAATGGTACTTCAGTAGCATTAAACTTAGACGGAGCAGTAATTGATAATTCTGTCATTGGTGGCACTACAGCAGCCGCGGGTACATTTACAACCCTTACAGCTAATACCTCGATTACAGGTACACTTGCAACAGCAGCTCAAACCAATATAACAAGCGTTGGAACTCTTACAGGCTTAACTGTAAACGGTAACGTCTCAATAGACGGTGGAACAATTAAACTTGATGGTAATTATCCAACTGGTACAAACAACGTAGCTTTAGGTGATTCTGCTTTAGGTAGTATTACTTCAGGTCATTCAAATACTGCTTTAGGACATGATGCAGTTAAAACAGCAACAACAGCAACTTATAATACAGGTTTAGGTAGACTAGCCCTAGGTGCAGCAACTACTGGTAGTTTTAATACTGCTGTAGGTGCTTTAGCAGGTGATGCAATTACTGAAGGAGCTGACAATACATTTGTAGGTTATCAAGCTGGTTCTGCGACTACAACAGCTAGTCATAATACTGCTGTAGGACATGATGCCATGGTATCAAACACTACAGGTACTCAAAATACAGCTATTGGTTCAATAGCCTTAGATGCTAATACAACTGCATCTAACAACGTAGCAATTGGTTATTCTTCTTTATCACAAAATACTACAGGAGCAGGTAACGTAGCAATAGGTGTAACTGCTTTAAATGCCAATACTACAGCTTCAAACAATACCGCAGTAGGTATGAACGCTTTATTATCAAACACTACAGGTGCTAGTAATACTGCGGTTGGTGTACAAGCACTTACAACAAACACTACTGGTGGGGATAATGCAGCTTTTGGTAGAAGAGCTTTAAATTCTAATACCACAGGTGGAAATAATACTGCTATTGGATTAGAAAGTTTATATGCTAATACAACTGCATCTAACAACACCGCAGTTGGTAAATCTGCATTAGGAGCAAACACTACAGGTGATAGAAACGTAGCTGTAGGTAGTTTAGCACTTGATGCAAATACAACTGGTGGTTTTAATACTGCTGTTGGTTATAATTCTTTAACGTCTTGTACTATTGGTCAAAACAATGTTGCTGTTGGTGGTTTGTCTTTAGGATCACTTACTACTGGTTCTTATAATATTGCTATGGGTAGAAATGCTTTATATGCTGCAACAACTGCATCAAATAATACTGCTGTTGGTCATACAGCCTTAACCTCGAACACAACTGGTGTTGCAAACACAGCTTTAGGTTATTCAGCATTAAATGCTAACACAACTGCAAGTAATAACACTGCTGTAGGTTATAACTGTTTGCTTGATAATACTGCAGCCCATAATACAGCTATAGGTCAAAGTGCTGCAAAAGAAACTACAACAGGTACAGAAAATGTTGCTGTCGGTTCACAATCTTTACTAAAAAACACTACAGGCAGCTACAACGTAAGTATCGGAGCTTATTCCTTAGATGCTAATACTACAGGTAACTCTAATGTATCAATCGGTAATGGTGCTCTAAGTAATAATACAACAGCTTCTGATAATGTAGGAATTGGCCAAAATGCTTTATACGCAAACATTACAGGAGCTAGTAATACAGCTATTGGAGATGACTCCATGATTAGTAATACAACTGGAAGTGAAAATGTAGCTTTAGGTGCTGGTGCGTTAGCAAGTAATAGTACAGCAGATAATAACACAGCTATAGGTAGAAGCACTTTACTAAATAACACTACAGGTCATTCTAACGTGGCTGTTGGACATACTGCATTAACAGCAAATACGACAGCTACAAGTCAAACAGCAGTAGGTGCTTCATGTTTAGATTCAGCTACAACTGGTGGTGACAATACAGGTGTAGGAGTAAGTGCTTTAGAAGCTTGTACTTCAGGAAATCATAATGTTGGTATGGGTAAAAAAGCTGGATATCAACTTACTACAGGAAGATACAATACCTTTATAGGACCTAATAGTGCTGGTCTTGGTTTGACAACTGGTTCTTTTAATATGTATGTTGGATATCAGAGTCAATCTAGCTCATCTTCAGTAACTGGAGAAATGGTATTAACTACAGCAAATACTAATGCTACAGGTAAGGGTACTAATACTGGATTTATAGCTCCTGGTACTGGTGGAGTTTATCAAGGTAATAATTCATCATCCTGGTCAACTACATCTGATAGACGAATTAAAAAGAACATAGAAGATAACACAACTGGTCTTGATGCTATAAATCAAATTAAAGTTAGAAACTTTGAATATAGAACTGAAGATGAAATAACAGAACTTCCAAGCCATGCTGCTATTGATAAAGAAGGCATACAGGTTGGTGTTATAGCTCAAGAAATTGAAACAATTTTACCTGACGTAGTTACTGAAGAGTCAACAGGTGTTAAATCAGTAAACCCTGATAACCTTACTTGGTACTTAGTAAACGCAGTAAAAGAACTTTCATCACAAGTAGATGAATTAAAAGCCGAAATACAAACTTTAAAAGGAGAATAACATGGCACAAACAGTAAGCGAAGTCTTAACAGCAGCAACAGATAGCGTAAATTTAATTAACGAAATAAACGCTGGTAGTTATGATGTTGAAAACTTAGAGCAATCAGATATCATCGATATAGTACAAAGAAATGTAGATCATTTAGAAATCATTTTAGCGTATGCACCTGTTGATGAAGATGATAATACTCCAGATGTAGCTGGTAGCTCAGAAGATAAATCTTCATACGAAGATGCAATTGTTACTGGTAAAAGTTACATAGCAGATAATTCTTAATCATGCCTTTACTACCAGTCACTCCTCCCGCTGGAGTAGTCACCAATGGAACAGACTACGCTAACAAAGGGCGTTGGACTGATAGTAATTTAGTGCGTTTTCAAAATGGTTTTTTACGACCTATTGGTGGTTGGGAAAAAATAAGAAACTCTGCTTTAACTGGTACGCCAACAGGAATGTTTGCGTACATTACTAATTCTGGTAAAAAAGTTTTAGCGGTTGGAACAAGACAAAAGATTTATGTCAACCATGACGGAACTTGGTATGACATCACCCCGTCTGGTTTTGTATCTGACCAATCAACAGACCCGCTTGGATACGGTGCATATAACTATGATGTCGAAGACTACGGTGATGCTAGATCACAGTCTGGTTTATTCTTTGATTCTAAATCCTGGTCTTTTGATAACTTTGGTGAAGACTTACTTTTCTGTTGTGCAAGTGATGGCAAGATTTATAAATGGTCACCAACTGCACCATCAACCATAGGCTCACAGCTAGCAAATTCTCCTACAGGATGTTCTGGTGTTCTAGTAACGAATGAACGTCATGTAATAGCTCTAGGAGCTGGTGGCGACCCAAGAAAAGTACAATGGTCTTCAAGAGAAGCAAGCACTACATGGACAGCTGCATCAACAAACACCGCTGGTGATTTACAAATACCTACAGGCGGTAGAGTATTAAGTGCTGTTAAATGGCAAACAGATGTCATCATCTTTACTGATACTGGTATCGCAAGACTTTACTATACTGGCTCTCCTTTTATATACGGTATTCAAGATGCAGGAACTAACTGTAAAACAGCATCACCAAGAACAGTTGTAACTTCTGGTAACTTCTTAGCATGGATGGGTGAAAACTCTTTCTTTGTTTTTGACGGCTCAGTTAAAGAAATTAAATGTGATGTGCAAGATCATATTTTTGATAATATAAAATATCAATATAGACGTATTGCTTGTGGTGGCCATAACTCTAACTTTAATGAGATATGGTGGTTTTATCCAACAGGTACATCACAAACACCTAATAAATATGTCATCTGGAACTACGTTGATAATGTTTGGTCAATCGGTGAAATGGATAGAGGATGTTGGATAGACCAAGGTGTCTTTGATTATCCGATTGCTTGTGATTCACTTGGTAATGTTTATCAGCACGATAGCACAACCTTAAGTAATTCTGAGAATTTAGGAACAGCAGTACCATACGCACAATCAGGACCTATTGAAATAGGTAACGGTGATAACTATGTGCAATGTAATCAGATATTACCTGATGAAGAAGCAAACACACTACCAGGTGTTGTGATAAGTTTTACAGGAAGATTTACACCTCTAGGAGCAGAAACAGATTTTGGTGACTTTACTTTTAATAGTGATGGTTACACCGATGCAAGATTTACAGCCAGACAAGTTCGTATGAAAGTAACTGGCGATACCGATCAGATGTTTCAGGTTGGTAATATACGATTAGATTTAAGAAACAGAGGTCGTAGATAGTGGCAAGAAAAACGCTAACACGACCAGGTGAAGATTACGATAAGAACTATCTTAACTATTTAATATCAGAGATAGAATATCAAACAGGTATGACTTTCAACAAAGGTGAAAGAATACAAATAAATGGTGGTGATGCCACCGAGTTAGTATTGGTAAGTCCAAATGGAACAAAATATAAGGTTAGTGTCGCAGACGACGGAACACTCTCCACCTCAACAACAGTCTAAAGAAGACTGGGAAGTAGAGTTTGACAGGTTAGAACACCATATTATTCGTGCATTAAAGCACCAAGATATGTATAATTTAACTGATATTAAAGAAAAAATAGGCCAAGGAATGTTTCATATATGGCCTGGTAAGAACTCTGTAATGATAACAGAGTTTGTAGAATATCCCAGAGTGAAGGTAATGAACTTACTTTTTTGTGCTGGTGACTACAAAGAGCTAGAGTCAATGTTACCTAGCTTTGAACAATTTGCAAAACATTTTGGATGCAAAAGAATTTATGGTGGTGGTCGTAAAGGATGGCTACGCAAAATAAAACATCTTGGCTTTGAACAAGAATATCTGGTTAGAAAAGAATTATGAGTAAAGGAAAAAGCACAACTACAACAACGACTGACCCAGCACAAATGGCTATATATCAAGACTTATATAATAAGTCTAAGAGTATAGCCTCACAACCTTTTGTTCCATATACAGGTGCAAGGGTAGCTGGATTTAATCCAGACCAATTACAATCCTTTGATGCAACAAGAAATATATTTGGTCAATCTATGAGTTTTGATCCTAGACAAAGACTTAATACTTTAGCAAATTCAGGTAGACCAACTGTTGCACCTATTACTGGTACAGCTCAAGACATTAATCGTGGTGATATAAGAGATGTAACACCAAGGTCTTTATTAGATACAGATATAGGTGCGTATCAAAATCCTTTCCAATCACAAGTTATTGATAATACATTAGGTGATTTAAACAGAGCAAGACAATTACAAATACAAAGCGACCAAGATGCAGCAATCGGAAGAGGTGCGTTTGGTGGTTCACGTTCAGCTTTATTAGAAGCAGAAACAAACAGAAACTTTGCAGAAGAAGCAGCTAGAACGGCTGGTAATTTAAGAGCACAAGGTTTTGATACTGCTGCATCATTAGCTGGTCAAGATATAGATAGACAATTTACAGGCGATAGATTCATGTCTGATATAGATAGACAGATTGCAATGACTAATGCTGGTTA